TCCTTGCATAGTGTCTTGTGTTAGTATCCACCGCCGCCGCGACTATCAAAGCCCCCACGGCCAACAAAGGCAAGGCCCGAGACCAACAACATACCCAGGCAGTCAATCGGATCTTTGGTCGCGCCCTTCTGCCCATCCCTGCCCGTATGCTCCGACAACGCATAGATCAGGTTCGTGCAGTCGTTCACAACGTACAATTGTGGCTCGTTAATCGCCGTAAGCTCCTGCGTGGCATCGTAGGAGAGCTGCGAGTTGATCGCTGACGTCCGCTGGTCCACAGGCACTCCCGGCGCCGGTATGAAGGCCATGCCATCATCAGTCGGATCTTCGGATTCGGCCAATAAGTCGATCAGCGTAGTGCCTCCAGCCTCCGATAATGCTGGCGATCCACCCGCTTTCGGGTCGATCAACCGCATCACCGGCTCGCCATAGCCCAAGTCCGTTTCGATCTGCCGAAACAACCTCCGGTATTCCGAGATCGACCGCCCAGCCTCCAATGTCTGCGCAGGCCCGGGCTTGCCGTCAGCCTTCTCACTAGGCAGCACCCACTCGCCATAATTGCTGAAGTCCGGGAACTCTCGCACCACCACACGCTTCCCATCCTCATAAACCAGCATCCACAAGGCATACCAGTTACGCGCACCCGCTGGATCGCAAACCATGTACAGCGTCCCGCCAGCAGGCACCGAGGAAGCCGGTATGCAGTGAATCTCAGGCCTGAACCGAGCAAAGGCCTTCCCAATGTTGTCACTAGCCCACCCATAGGCCCGTGTCAGTATCTGCCCCATAGGCGAAGCCACTAGCTTCGACTTCATCTCATCGAACGGGTTGTAAGGGTTGTCCTCCGAGAAGAAGAACACAGTCCGCCTATTGGTCTGATTCTGCACCATAGTGCGAGCAGCCTTGCCCACAGGCCACGTCGGCAATCCTTGTTTGCCTTTGAGCAACTCAGCCTCGTGGAACTTCGTAATAGCAGAGCCAGCAGTGAACTCCTTGTACACACTGGCCACACCCTCCAGCGGCGTCTGTGTGATCAACAGCTTGCCCCTTCTCGTAATCAACCGATACCGCAGCGTCTCAACCCAGCTCTGTGGCACCAACTCGTCGCACCAGATCAAGTCAGCCTCACGCCCCTCAATCGTGTTCTCCGATTGCGTGTAGTTCAGGAAATCACACCTAGAGCCATTAGGCAGAATGAATGAGCCATCTGTGAAACCATTCTTCCTGCTGTAGTTCAAATAGTGAATACGTCCCTTCTTGGTAGCTCGTAGTGCGACAGGCAGATAGTTGTAGATCGCCGGCTGCTGCACAGTGACACTAGTGGCATGGCTAGTGTGACAACACAGTACACTAGCGTTCTCCTTCTCCAGCAGCGTTTGCACCACACGCCTAGCAGCCCACAGCGTCTTACCAGCACGGTTGCCGCCGCTGATAAGCAGCTCCTGGGTGGCTGCATATTCGCCATTGGCCACCTCCCAGTGGTCCGGGATGTAGCCGTAGGTGTACGGATCAGCCTTCTCCAGTAGGACAAGCTGGGTGCGCTTCTGCTTCAGCTCCAGTGCACGGGGGTGGCTAGCGTCGACCTTGGGTATGACAGGGTGCTGCGGCTGTTCGTTCCACCAGGCCGTGTTGCACGCCTCGGTGCAGAAGCGCTTCTGCTTAGGTCCGCTGTGCTGCTTGATTACTTCGAATGGCGCATTGCAGGTCATGCAGCGCGGTGCGGAGGCGACGGCGGAGGGCTGTGAGTTCACGGCGGAGGTGTGTGTTTTCTAAGGTGAGATCGAGGTTGTCCTGGGTGGCGATGGTGAGGGCGGTGTGATAGAGGCTTTCCTGATATTTTTCGTTTGGAGGAACCCGTCGCCTTTTAGGCGTTGCCGCAATCCGCCGACCCCCTCCCCCGGGGGGTGCCGCGGTGACCGCTGTTCGAGCTGCCGTAACGGGGTAGGACACTGGCTTTCTGCTCATGGTGCAACGTGCGTTTGGCCCAATGTTTACGCGGGTTTGCTGCGTGTTTGCGTGACCAAGTGAATATAATACGGATTGTGCATCAATGCGTCGAAACAGGCCTAAACTCGCGTGTTTCGGTGGTTGCCGCGGTGGAGGGGTAGGACATTTTGGGCTACTACCTAAACCGCATCGGGCAGTTGCTCGTCGTTCACAGGGGTCACATCGCGCTCCTTCAGGTCCTTCATCAGGTCGCGATGGTTTACAGAGGCCGTCATGGATAGGTGAATTGAGGTAGGCTGCCCCTTAATAACAGAAAGTTTATCGGTTAGCACAGCGACCGCTACGGGTAAGTTCCTATCATCGATCAAACTAATAGAGGATTCAGCTAGCCGCTTGGTGCCTTTCCAGATTGCGACCTCTAGGAATCCGGTCACATCACGGCGCCAGTCTTCCTCGTTGTCTGGATAGTCGACCGGAACCTTGACTCCTCTGATCAGCTTAAAAGCGGTTGCCTGGCATACACCGGCATCAGCAGCGATCTTCTCTAGCGGCTTATTGTGCAGAATACCTTGTACAACAGCATCTGCCTTCTCTTGTGTTAGTGAGTTGTTGAAGTGCTGGTTGGGGTGATGTGTCTTAACATAGCCAAGCTCTTCGGCAGCCTTGAATACCTTGTCCTGCGTTTCCTTCGGGTACTTCGTGCTGCCTGCGAGGATACGCTGGGTGTAGACGTAGTTTACGCCTGCAGCCTCTGCGACCTTCTCGATGCTTGGCCGTTTCTTCTTCTCACCCGGCATAAGGCGCAAAGCTGTAGGGGAACTCTCCCCAATGGTTGAGTTGCTTTTTGGGCATCATGGAGTAGTGCGGCACTTCGCACAGGCTCATCCTGAAGGCAGCCGCGAAGTCCTCCGAGAGGTACTCCAGTTGCCCCGGCATGGTGTCCACGGCGAACGGCATCCACAGCGTGGGGAACTCCTCGACGCGCACGTCCTTGCACCAGTCGATTCTGTAGGGGGGTGCTATGTCCACCCTCCCGAGCTTTTCTAACGTCTCTACGAGGCGTTTACGGGGGATTGCGAGGCATCCGCTGGCGAACATCTGAATCGGCACCAGCTCACTAGCCGACTCTGCGTTGGCCGTTTGGAACTTCAGGGCCTGCAGGTGCTCTGCTTTGGGACGCAGGGCTGGCCTAGGCGGCAGTGTTCTGCACGGGTAGGGTATGCACACGGTTGCCTGGTGCTGATGGGCAAGCTCTGCCATACGCACGATGTCGGCCGCGGCGAACTCTACGTCATGGTCGATCTGCACCCAGACATCCTTGCCGGAGTCGAGGAACCACTTGGTAGCGCGGCAACGGCTGCGGCTGATGAGGGCATCCTCGCGGATGGTGCGGAGATCTGTCTGACGATCTGATCGTGCAAAGGTGGCTGTCAGGTCGACCCAGGACATCAGGCAGGCTGCTGAGATGCCGCCGTAGGCATACAGGCTGACGTGGATGGAAGGCCTTGTGCCATCCTTGGTCTCTGGCTGGACCGTTGATTTCGGTCGGGGTGCGTAGAGGAACGGGTCGTCGATGGGTGGATTGATTGGGGTGCTCATTTGGATTCTTGGGGAAGGCCTGCTGCCTCGCGTTCTCTTGCAAGTGTCAGTTCGTGGCCTTTGGAGATCATGTAGACGATGGAGCCGCGTGGCACATTGCAGGCTTTGGCGGTGCCATCGAGGCTGAGGCCCATATTACGGAGCTGATAGGCGCGAATCATGGATTCGGGGTGGTGCCTGACGGCTTGCTGGGCGTAATCCTCGATGAGCATGGGGTCCGGCGAACCGTCTTCGAGGAACTTCTGGTTTGCCGGGTAGGATATCCAACCGGCTTTGACGGCTCGTGCGATTATCTGCGGTGCTTCAGATAATAGCCTGAGGTTGTCGTTGTGTGTTCTGCTCATATCAATAGCTCGGCGATGGGTCTGTGAAGCGGCAGTATTGGCCTTCGTACCACAGGTTGATCAGACCGCACTCGCCGTCACGTTGTTTGGCTATGGCTATCACGGCTTCTCCCTGTGGCTCGTTGCGATCCCTGTTGAGCAGTAGGACCAAGTCTGCGTCGCGTTCGATCTGGCCTGAGTCGGCCAGGTCGGTGAGTCTGGGTATGCGTCCCTTGTCCTTTTCGTTCTCACGATTCAACTGGGCGAGGGCCACGATAGCGGTTTTCGTGTCGGTGGCGATAGATTTCAGCTTACCGCTGACTTCGGCGATCTCGTAGGTCTTCTTCTCGGCTGCTCTTGAGCCATGGATTTTCTGCAGGTAGTCGATGATGACCAGCTTCACCTTCGACTTGCGTACAGCACGTCGAATGATTGCTGTCACCGAGGCTATGTTGGATACAGCAGAACCAGACACGAACTCAATGGGGCTGTTGGCTATCTTGGCTGAAGCACTGCTCATAGCCTTCATGCCTCCTTGATCCAGTTCTCCTGTCTTGATGCTCTGCATAGTAACAGAGCCGACACTGGATACCATACGGCGTACAATAGACTCATCTGACATCTCTAGTGAGATGAATAGAGTCGGAACCTTTGCTTGTATGCCTGCAGCATTGGCAATGGCTATTGCAATAGCTGTCTTACCGATGCTGGGTCTTGCCGCGATGATGGTGAGTTCTCCGAGTTGGAAACCATCGGTCTTTTGGTCGAGAGCCCAGAAGCCCGAAGTGATGCCCGAGAGCTGGCCTTTGCGTGCGAATCTTTCCTGAGTGGCGTCGATGAAGCGTCCGACTACGGACTTCGAGGATTGCACCTCGTCCTTGGAGACCTCAATGGCGAGCCCTGCTTCGGCATTAGAGACGATTTGATCGACGGTGAGGGTGGAGACAGCGGACTCACGCATCAAACGGTCCCCAGCGGCTCGTAGCTGGCGTCTGAGGTGAGCTTCTAGGACCGACTTGGTGAAGGCCGGGTAGTTGGCGGCTGAGGGGCACAGCTCGTCGGCCTTGCTGAGATCTTCGAAGGGAGCGGCAAGAGCTGGGTAAAACTTCTTCCACTCTGTGACAATGGTCTTATGTGTTACCTTGTCGCCTTTGTTGGTTATGCCTTTGGCAATATCGTAGATGCTACGGAGGTTCTCGTTCTGTATTGCTTCACTAGGAACCTTTGCGAATACCTCGTAGCACACATCGGTACTACCACCGATACAACAGCCGACTAGGCCGTACTCGTCATCCTCTGCGTAGAATGGATCGTTCATAGGTAGTTGCGCAGATCTTTGGCGTCGGTGGGGATTGGCAGGTTCTTGCCACTAACGGCTGGCAAGGCATTCCTAGGAGGGAAAACTCCTTGGTAGTTGCTTGCAATCGAATGCATGACGGCTACTGGGAATGCTTCAGCGGTGTATTCCTTGGCCCATGCTTGCAAGGCAGCCGAAAGGCCGATGCGCTTGTAGCCCTGCTTGCGTTCGGCTTTGTAGGCCAGCCAGGTTTCCACCGCGGCAAGGCACTCGTCGGTCTGGAACTTCTCGGGAAGTGTCAAGCCGTACTTGAC